CAAAGGATGTAGTTGTATCAGCTGATGCTTCTACACCAACCACATTTACATTTGAGTCTCCAGTATACATCGGACATCAGCAAGAACATGCTATCGTTGTGACATCTGACTCAAACCAATATAAAGTATTCATCTCACTTCTAGGTGAAGATGCCATTGATGCTGCTCACGCAGGAGAGAAGATCTCTGAGCAACCATACATCGGTGTTCTATTCAAATCACAGAACGCATCTACATGGACACCATCACAGTTTGAAGACTTGATGTTCAAGATTTACAGAGCAGACTTCACTCTACCTACAACTCTCAACCAGTCTAAGTTAATTCTTAATAACGCAACTCTAGAAGAGAACAATGGTGGATTTATAAGTGCTCTACCAAACGCTATTGCTACTACAGACGACAACACATATATTGATGTATTCCATAGTAATCACGGTATGCAGTCATCTCTTAACTACGTTGTGATGAGTGGTGTTACCTCTGAGGTAGGTGATACTACACTTAAGGTTGCTCTTGCTGCTTCAGGTGTGTCACAGATCACATTGACCAACGCAGCTAACTTCCATGTTTGTATTGGAGGTAATGCTACTCAAGCAGCTAGCCTATCTGCTGCTAGTGGTAACATCGGACCTGGCAACTCTGCCCCTGCCGTTTCCGACACCAATCCTGGTTTTATTAAGATTGGTGATGAGATAATCGCATATGAAAAGATCAACACTGGATCTCCTGATTGGGTTGTTGATATTGTAGGACATAATGCGGGTTCAGTAAGTGGTAGAAATTGGGATCCAGTAACTAACTCAGGTGCTGCTACTGGAACAGCTCATCTAATCAATGCTACGGTAGAATGCTATAACTTAGCTGGTATACCTCTTACAAAGATTAATGGTACACATCATACATCTACATTTGGTGGATTGACTACATTGAACAGTCCTCACAAATATAGACTTAACATTACAGGAGTTAAAGCACACAAGACACTGACAGCTGGTGGAGACAATGTTTCCATATCACAGAATATACCATGGGATGTTCTTACTCCTTCAGTCCAGACACAAGTACAACCAGGTTGTAGCATCAGTGCTAGAGCTTTAGGTACTAGCGGTACATCAGCAGGACCTTTCCCAGCTGGTTACAATTCTGAGACTTCATTTGTTAAAGACACTACATTTAGAGATATCACATTAAATGATATCAATTACTTCCTTGCTACTAAGGTCATTGCTTCTAAGCAAAATGAAATTAGTAATATGTCAGGTGGTAAATCTTTAGACTTAGAGTTAAACTTCTTCTCTGACGTTACACACCTATCTCCTGTAGTAGACACACAACGTATGAGTGTCACAACTACTGCGAACCTCATCAACAACGCTGCTCCTACCTCTGGAATAGGCGATGAGAACGCTGCTATATACATCACTAGACTCGCTAGATTGGATAACTCCGCTACTGGTGTCAAAGTGGCAATGGCGGCTAATAACTTTGAGTTTTCCGAGATACAGGTGATGTACAAGTTAGTCCCAGTAGGTTATACAGGTGACGCTGATGACTTGAACTTTGAGTTCTTTAACACGGATGGTCGTCCCGATAACGGTAAGATGGTTCCTCAGAACGATCCTTTTGTATTCAATGATTATGAATACACACTAGACGATGCTCCTGCTTATGATGGATTCCAACTTAAGATAGTTCTTAAGAACTACAATCAACCATACATTCCAAGAGTCAAAGACCTAAGAATCATTGCGTTAGCATAATGGAAGACTTTGAGGCAATCGCCAGAGAACGAGAAAAAGAGATCAATGCCCGTAAAGATATTGATCCCAGAGACGAGAAAGGTTTATTAAGAGTCGAAGATCATAAACACCTAGGAAGAGATCCAAATAGCAATGCTATTGTCAATACGGATCGTGCTGCGTACGAAGCATATATCAAAGCTCGTGCTGAAGCTAGCAAGAAGCGTGATGAAGTTTTAGATCTCAAAGATGAGATTACGGAACTCAAGTCTATGCTTCAAGTTCTAGTGGAAAAAAGCAATAAATAACTCTGAGATAAATACTCTTTAGGGAAAATTTTATACCATGGCATCTGCGGTATCCAACTTACTCGTATATCAAGGTTCCGATTTCAATATTGACTTCACAGTTGAGAACGATAACGGGACAGAATTCGATATGACTGGATATACTGTAGCATCAATGATCAAGAAGCATTATACAAGTAGTTCTTCTGTCACAGTTACAGCAGCAGTCATGACACCCGTTACAGCGGGTCGTGTACAACTTTCACTAAATGCGGTTCAGACGACAGCAATGAAAGCTGGACGGTATGTATATGATGTCGTAATAACTTCTCCCTCTGGTCTAAAGACGAGAGTGTTAGAAGGAACAGTAAGCGTACTTGAGGGAGTCACACTTTAATGGCAAGGTTAAGATTTGGAGATCAATCAATTCCAAGAGTAACCCGCGTCGCTACAGGCGGTGGGGGTGGAAACGTTGGTGCTTTAGCTGACGTTGACCTGACAGATACAAGCTCAGGTGGGTTACAAGATGGTAGTGTTCTAGTATACAAACAAAGTATAGCTAAGTTCATACCGACAACAGTATTAAACAACATAACGATTAACGGGGGTACATTCTAATGGCATCAAAGCTACTGGTCAAAAGAAGTACGGGAACAGCAGCACCAGGTACCATTGAATTTGGTGAATTAGCTCTTACCGTAGGTGCGGGAACGCAAGCAAACTTGGGAGACAGAATATTTGTTGGAGACAACAACTCTGCGGCTCAGGTTGTAGGTGGTAAATATTTCACGGACATGTTGGATCAGGTACATGGTACACTGACCTCAGATTCAACTGTCATTGTAGATAGTAATAGTAAAATAGATCAATGGTTGGTTGATGACGTACAGATTGATAGTAACGTAATCAACACAAGCACAACAGACGCAGACCTAATCATAGGTGCTAACGGAGCTGGTAAGGTCGTATTCCAAGATGGTCAAGAAGTAGAGTTCGGAACCACTGGTGACCTTGAGTTAGTCTGGGACGACTCTGACGGTGACTTACAAGTCAGAAGAGTATCAGGTGGTAACGCAGCTGCTTCAGTTCTTATACAGGACGATATCCCCCTAAAGTTCGGTACAGGAAATGACGCACGTGTATATTATGATGAAACAACTCTAGACAAACTAAGATGGGCTGGTGCTGATCAGCAGTATGACACAGGTGTTCAGGTAACATTTGCTGACACTACTACAGCATCTAACTCAACCACTGCTGCTGTAATGGTATCAGGTGGTTTAGCAGTTGGTGCTAAAGCATGGATCAAAGACTTAAATGTTGATGACGATGTAACTATTGGTACTGCTAACACAGATACTATGACTGTTAACTCAACAGTCACATTTGCTGCGGGAGTTGAGTTCCAAGGCACACAGACAATCAACGCTACTCAGAATATAACTGGAGAGTTGACTATTGACCAGTTAAAGTTGGATAGTAATGTCCTCTCTACTACCTCTGGTACAGAGATGATCATTGACCCATTTCCAGCTGGTGGTGACGCTGATGGTTTGGTCATAATTAAAGGTGACCTACAGATTGATGGTACAACAACTACAGTTAACAGTGCTTCAATGTCTGTTAACGATCCTACAATCGAGTTAGGTGATCCTACAACTGTATTAACATTGACTGCTTCTGCTACATCAGGTGCTACAGTTCTTACTGTGGACAGAGTGGTAGGATTAAATGTTGGTGATGATATCACTGGAACAAATATAGCAAACTCAACTAACATTGCTTCTATTGACACAGGTGCTAAAACAATCACTCTAGATCAGGCAATCACTGGTAACATAGATAGTGGTGGGACTATTACTGCTGTAAGAGATGCTAGTGACGGACTAGACAGAGGTGTTAAAGTTCACTACCACACAGGTAGTGCTGCTCAGTTTGGTTTCTTTGGTTATGATCGCACTGGAGGTGCTGACGGAGCTGGTGCTTGGACATTCATTGAGAATGCTACAGACACTGGTACAGTCTTCGGTGTAACAGGTAACCGTGGTACAGTCGTACTTGGTGACCTAGAACTAGATACTGACCTCGAAGTACAATATGGTGGTACAGGTATTTCTACCTTTACTCAATATGGTATTCCTTATGGTGACGGTACAAACCCAATACAAGTAACAGCTGCTGCTAACATGGCATCACCTGGTACAGGAACTGACGCAACAACTTCATTCCAAGTTCTAACAGTCACATCAGGAGGCGTTCCTGTATGGACAGACACTTTAGATGGAGGCGTTTTCTAACACTGAAAACTCATGAACGTAAACATTATTATTTCCACATTACAACGTAAAGTTTCTGAACTGACATTATCTAACATTATGCTTGAAGCGAAGATACTGGACTTACAAACCCAGTTAAATAGTATACAAGATCAATCATCAGAGAATGCTATAAATGGCAACGAGGATCAAACTAAAGAGTTCGATAACTCCCAACTCGACACCGACAACAAGTGATCTAGTCGATAAGGAAGTCGCGATTAATATCGCGGATAAAAAACTCTTTGTAAACAATTCAGGTTCTATCGTAGAGATAGGTAACGCGGCTCCAAACACCGCTAGTGTTACTGCGTCTATGCTAGCGTCTGATATTACTAATGGTCCTAGTAATCATCTATTCGTTGCTAAAACAGGTACAGACGCAGCTGCGTTATTAGGAGGAGGAGCAAGAGGTAAGCATAGCTCTACACCATTCCTTACAATTAAATATGCCTTAGCCACTGCTACATCAGGAGATACAGTCAACATAGCAGCTGGTGAGTATCAAGAAGAATTTCCCCTAACAGTCCCTGACGGTGTTACAGTCAGAGGTGCAGGATTAAGAAGTACACAGATATATCCAACAACAGCAACAAACGATCTTAACTGTTTCGTTCTAAATGGTGACACCACTGTTTGTGAACTGACTGTTAAGGACATGTTCTACAATAGCGGTAATGACACAGGTTATGCCTTCGTTGCTGCTAACGACTGGAACTCAGAGAGAAGTGCTTATGTACAGAGAGTTACAGTATTAAACAAAGGATCGACCACATCTGCTAGTGACCCCTATGGATTTGATGCGGGAGACGCAGGACGTGGTGCTAAATTAGATGGTGCTATTGCTAACGCAAACACACTAGAGACATCAGTATTATTCAACGAAGCAACATTTATCGTACCCAACTCAGTTGGTATACTCTTAACTAACGGTGTTCGTTGTGAGTGGCAGAACTCTTTTATATACTTCGCTAACGAAGGTATCAAAGGTATACAGGGTGCTACAGGTAAGCATGGCACTGGACAAGCAAGATTAAAACTATCAGGTGTCTCTGGTAGTTTTGATGCGAGTGAAGAGATATATGAATTAGAGGATCAGTTTAGATCTGGTACTTATGCTTTATCAAGCAACGTTGTAACAGTAACGAGGACGGCTCATGGTTTATCTACGAATGACCGCGTATACTGTGACTTTATTGGGGGCAGTGCTACTGATGGTTTCTATCAGGTAACAGGAGCACCAACTGTTGATACATTTACCTTTGCTCTTACATCAGGTAATACATCAGGTAACGTCACATATAAGAAAGCGGTAGGTTATGGTGCTATTCAATCTAATGATGGCAATTACATATACCTAAACGGAAAAGGTGAAGGACAGTTTACTACAGCACTAGAGGAAGGTAAGACTCTTACCCCTAACGCTGACGCTAGACTGGATACTTCAATTAAAAAGTTTGGAACTGCGTCACTAGAACTTGATGGTACTGGTGACTTTGTTAGTATTGAAACAGTTGAAGACTTTGGTTTTGGTACAGCTAACTTTGCTGTAGAAGCATGGATTTATGCTACCTCAACTACTGGTACTTCTACTATATTTGATTTCAGAACTGGATCTGACACAGACGAAGCACCTAGAGTATATCAGACAGGTGGTGTATTAAAATTTGCTAGTGCTAACGTAGAACATCTCAGTGGAGGTAGTTTATCACTCAACACTTGGCATCACGTCGCTCTAGCACGTTACAACGGTACTACACGCTTATATTTGGATGGTAGTTCAGTCACAGGAGCAGGAGGAGATACAGATAATAGAAACTATGGTAATACCAAACCATTAAACATTGGTTCTAACTACGGTACAGTTGGCGGTGACTTCTTCACAGGTAAGATTGATGAAGTTAGAGTCAGTCATGGTACAGCAAGATTTACAAGTAACTTTACTCCTCCATCTTCAGAGTATGGTACAGATGTTAATACAGTTCTTTTAATACATTTCAACGGTACAGACCAAGCAAGTACATTTACTGACACTCCTTCTCCAAAGGATGTTCGTTCTACAGGTGGTGACTCTGCTACAGGTATAGCACTTGTTGACTATAGTGCCTTTGGTTGTGAACTAAAGTCTATAGCATCTGCTAACATCTACGGTATTAAAGGTGCTGTATCAGATGGTAATGGTTGTAAACTGATTTTATCAGCACACAACTTCATGTACATTGGTTCTGGTAAGGACTTTACCAATGATACATCTCTAGCAAACCAAGCTAACGAAGTCGTAGAAACTAATGGTGGTAGAGTATTCTACTCATCTACTGACCAGAAGGGTGACTTCAGAGTTGGTGAAGTATTCTTAGTTGACCAAGAAACAGGTAACGTTAACTTCCAGTCAACATCATCATCACAGCAAGCAACCAGTATTGGATTATCTGACTCCACTGGTACTACAAACATCTATCCTGCATATATTGAGACAGGTAATATAAGACTAGCGGGTAACACTTTCTCTACAACAAGTGGTGCTCTACTAATTGACCCTGCGGGTAACGAAGACATTACATTTAACGGTGAGGTAATATTTAACGAGAACGCTTACTTTGACCAAAACAAGGTAGGTAGTTTCAACACTGCTCAGACAGGTTCTATTGACATCAACCTTGGAGGCATACAAAGAAGAGGTGGATTCAACGCTTATGGACTATTATCCGATACGAACCTTCTCATCACTACTGAAAAGTTATCAACAATCACTGTTAATAATACAGGTGATGGATATACTGGCGGTTCACAGACATTAACTCTTGATACAAACCCTGCTGTTAACGGTCAGGCAAGTTGTACTATTGATACTACAGATGG